GACTAGGAACCCATAAAGTCCTCTCTTTGCTTCCACATCTCTTAGATATGGTTCAACAATATTCACAAAGTTTGCTCTTGTGACCTGATCATTAAGTTCAAAGAGTTGTGCTTCTGCTGCTTTCTGTAGTGCTTGCTCAATTGTTAGGAATAATCTTCTAACATTGATTCTATCAAAAGCAGATGCATAACCTAAACCAGTCTTATCTCCAAAGAGCATAATACCAATTCCAGGTTGGTTAACTATAGAGTTAACTCTTAGTGGATAAAGTTGATCTCTTTGTGATTTATCTGGGTTGTAAGCAAGTTTAATTGCATTATTTAAGATTCCTCTTTGCTGTCCAGCAGGTGAGAACCAAGGGAATGAATTAACACTTGTTCTTACCATCAATCCAGCAACGTCTCCATTAGTTGGTATCCAACGGAACTTGTTATTGAATCTATCATATGTGTACTTATATCCAGTATCAAATACAGCATAAGATGAAGATGATAGTGAACTAAAGAATTTAATTACATTATCAGTCTGAGTATCTGTATTTGTTACATCTACAACGTCTGCTCTATGAGGTGAAATTGTAGCCATGCAATCCTTTCTTGCACCAGCAATAGAAATTAGTCTATTTGCTTTTGCTTGTGACTGTTCCTTAGAACCAAGACCAGGACCCATTAACAAGTAATCAACTGCTATCTCATCCTTATTCTTGAATAAGTTGTAAGATGTAATTAGATTACCCAAAGTTGCTTCATATCCACCAGTAGAAGAATAATCTGCACCAGCAGTTAATGTATATGTGTTATTTCCAACAACGTTAAAGGTAATGCCTTGAGCATTCCTATTCCAACCACCATTAGCACTAGTAATAGCAGTAAATCCAGAACTAAAGTCTGATGCTGCTGAGAATCCATCTGAACCATCTGAAGGATCGTCTCCTGCATAGATGTAATCAGAATAAAGTGCTATGTAATCCTTATAGAAGATTTTTTGTGGTGCATTTTCTGATGAAACAGCATCCTTTGCCTTAGAAAGATTTAAATTCTTCTCAAGAATATTACCTTGTATACCTGTTACATCTCCAAGATCATCTACAACTACCACATGCATACCATCATTCTTAGATGATCTATCTGCAGCCCATTGTGTTGTATCTGGTCTAGGTGAAAGTGCCTTCCAATATACTGTTGAGTTTGTCAGTCCAAGTGTTTGTTGGTCATACCAGTCTTTAACATAGTATGTACCACTTGTAGTAGTAGTAGCTATACCAACACCACTAGCATTTACAACAGTAACTGCATTTCCCTGAACAAATGCTCTTGATTGATCACCTTGAGCATAAGTTATAGCAGTTGAAACTCCAAGTGAAGTAACTCTTTCTACAATCTTTACATCAACAGTTGATGCTCCAACACCTGTAATAATACCTTTAAGATATCCAGTGAATGTAGATGTGTCTCCAGAACCTGCTATGATTTGAGCAGTGAGTGGAGTTGTGACACCAAATCCAACAGTAACACCAGTAGTAGCTCCTATTGCAATTGTCTGGTCTGCAGCATTGTCAATAGTACAAACCTTAAGATTGTTTGCCCAAGTACCAGGAGTCTTAGCAGCATAACCAAATGTCTGACCTACGCCAGCATAGTTTGCCACATAGTCATCATAGTTCTTGATCTTAAGATCAGTAACTACAGTTTGATGTGACCTATTGCCATTAGCATTAACTAGATCGTCATCATCAGTTCTTACTACCTTAAGCACTCCTCCATATGAAAGGAATGAAGATGCAGTCATCCAATACTGATACTGTGCATCAGTTGAAATTGCCTTTCCAAATGTGTTAATTAATTGTTGCTCTGTAGTGATGTCAGTAGCTTCATCAATAGGACCAATTTCAAATGGACCAGCAATGGCGCCAATATTATCTAAAACATTTTCTGCTCTCCCTACAGTCAGATCCACCTCTCTAGTTAATACACCAGGAGATAATTGTGGAGTCGCCATGTTGTCTAGCCTCGTCTCAGTTTATCTGAAAATATTTATTGTTTTCAATGTTTTCATTGGGGAAACAATCCATGAACATTACCAATCTGGATAATTCCAATCTGAGTGTGGTTGTGTCTTCCTTCTACTTTCTACAATTCTTCTTACAGTGCATACTTTACATTCATAAGAATAAGCAGATGCTAATGTTCCTCTATCTTTTCTAGTTAAATAAAATCCATCTATTAAATTTTTAGTCTCACCGCATACTCTACATTTTCTATCAGAAAGTAGTAGGTGTCCTAATCTTATTTGACTATCTAATTCCACTACCTATATTCCCACATATGTGACATATCTCCATACTCATCAGTATTCCAATTACCAGGTGTTCCTGCTAACCTATCCAACTCCAAGGAACCATTATCCATTGTTGTCCAAGTATCCCCTTCTGCATCAACAAAGGTATCATCATCTAATCCATCCATAATAAATCCAAATGGAGCCATATCCTGTTCTATTTGGTTTTTTTGTTCTTCATATAATCTCTTTCTGACATCTTGATCAGTAAGTTCTTTAAAGTAATCCTGTGCAACTAACCATGCATAGATGACAAGACACATAGCAAGATCATCATTACATCCTTCTTCTGCTTCAAACGAATTATGCTTTTGAATAAAGGTTGTTAGTTCACTTAATATCTCATAATCCTTAAAAGTAAGTTTATCTTCTTCTATAAGAGTTTTTAAGTTAAGAGCACCAACCTTCTTAACAGTCTTAGACATCTTGACTCCTAATTGAGTCTTTTTACCAGAGAATCCTTGACCTACAATTTGACCTGCTCTACCCCTCATAGAACACATCAATAGATTTTCATACTCTAAATCAAAGTTAAGAATGGCAGCAACTTGATCTCCTACATCATTTACCTCGCATAATATAAAAGCATCATTATAACTCTTTGCTACTTCCCATATTACATTAGGGAATAACATAGGTTTGATATCATTGTTTCTAAATTTAGCTACAACCCTATGAGGGAACTCTGTAATATCAATAACAATAAAGGCAGAATAATCTCCACCTACTCCTCTAGCTACGTCTACAGTAAGTACATAGTCATGATCTTCTTGACATGCTTCATAGACATCTAATCCAGCACTAGTAGTTTGAGGATTCTCATATACTAATACTCTCAACTTGCTAGGAGCAATAAGAGTATCAACAGATCCTAAGAATTCGCATTCAAACTCAACCTTAAATTGTGCCTCTGAGGTATTAGCAATAGTAGATTTCTTCCACTTCTCATCCCTACCAGGAACTTCACTCCAGTGAACGTCCGTAGGAATATACTCATTCTTCTGTTTCTCAGCATCATGCCACAACCTATAGAAGTGGTTCATACCATGAGGCGTAGAGACTATTATAACTTTAGTACTCTTACCTGAGGTAATAGTAGGATAAACTGAACTGAAGAATGAGTCAGCAATATGGTTAGGAACAAACGCAAATTCATCCAAGAATAGGATGTTGAATGACATACCCCTAACAGCAGATGCAGAAGTAGAAGCAGCAAGAATCTTAGAACCATTCTCTAGTTCAAGACTTCCTCTATTCCAAGATATGATACCTTGTTGCATCCACTTAGGTAAATTCTCATAAGCAGTCTGCAATCTACCTAGCAATTCTCTAGCAGTGGCTGCTTTGTTAGCTAGTATACCTACATTTACACTATCATTAAATACCACATAATAAAGTAAATATGCAACACAGGTAGTAGACTTACCAGTCTGTCTGGGCATCTTACAGATATTAAATCTGTTCTCATGGAAGTTCTTAATTAACTTTTTCTGGAAATGGTAAGGTTTAAAAGGTGTCAGACCTTCATCCAAACTAACAATCTTTACATACTTTTCAGCAAAATAAATTGGATCATTTCTACAAGCATAAAATTCAAGTATTTGCTCTTGACTAAACTCTTGAGCTACATTCGCTTTTTTTAGGTTGGGATTACCTAGATAAATGTTGTCTGACATAATAACCTCCTACATCATTTCATACTTTCCAAACTTTTTGTCATGCTCCCTAGTCTTTATAGTCATATCTATAATCTTTTCTAAGTTCTCTATTTTCTTTTCTAAATTTTTAGTACGTTGATCCTCCGATTTGGAGGAGTGGTTCTCCTTGTTCATGTTTTGAAACTTGGTAATTCCAGAGTTTTGCGCCAGGATACACTTTTACCACTTGATCCCGAACTTCTCTGCGTGATGGTTTTTTGATTGAAGGGAAAAACATTTTTATCATGTAATTTTTGCCTCTCCAAGCCAAATAAACGTCAATAACATTTCCTACTCCAGCTCTTAATTTTGTAGCTTCATGAAAGGAAATCATTATGATATTACATCATTTACTCTAATATTTAGTAATTTTAAGTATTGATAGATGTTCTTATTACTTTAAAGGTAGTAGAACTAGTAGATGCTGGTGTAACCAACAGCCTTACATTGTTGCTAGAAATATCACTATCAAAGCTTGCTAGACTATTTCCAGTCTTTACAATAGCAAACTCAGTGTTAAATGTAAGAGACCCATTATGAACAATAATAAACTCTGCAGTATGATAACTACTTCCTTGTGTTACTTGTATTTGATATTTTACAGATCTAAAACTTGTTTTAGAAAATACATCCAATGCAACTTCAGATACACTAGTTGTAGTTAAACTAGCAACAGTTATATTACTAAAATTTGCTTGGCTTAATAATCTAGGCATTTGCAGTTTCCAAGATACTGAGGATTAATTTCAAGCTGCTATTAGCACTTCCTTGAATCTTAATAGAATCACTAGTTTCTAAAACTAATTTTCCATCCAAAGGAACATATGCATCTGCTGGAGGTACTGAAGCATCTTTTATAATCTCAGTAGTAGTTGAACTTCTTACATGAGTCATAGTAAAAGTAGCTGCACTAGTAGTTACATTAGTAACATGAGCATACAATACAATAGCAGTATATCCAGTGGGAGCAGTATAGGCAGTCTGATTAGAAGTAGTGACTTCTAATGTTTCTGTTTGAAATTTATTAAGCGCGAGTGCCATATTAACTTAATGCTAGGATAAAGGGTGTCACTTCTGTGAATAGACTCTTACTAAATGATCTTCCACTAATTGTACCAGTTTCTTGGTTGATTTGTAAATCATCACCAATTCTAAAGTTACCAGCCTGGTCAGTACTGGTATAAATCACTTTTCCGCCATCTGAAGTAATTACTTCATTTGCTTGAACTGTTACCCCACCACGTTTTGGTGTAGCAGTGGCAATAGTATTTCCAGATCCAACATACTCAAATGTATGGGAACTTGCAATAATTTTACTTTGTTGGTAAAAATATGCAGTTGAATTAACACCTACTGCACTAAGTAAATTAGTGCCAAGGGTTACTGTAGTAATTCCAGATACTACTGGTGTTGAACTATTTATTGCATAATAAATGGGGGACATACTAGCAGTTGCAGTTGCAGTATTAACTCCAACATTAGGTGCTCCAATTGTTACATCAGGTGTTCCTGTGTATTGACTTCCACTACTAATAATAGTAATAGATTTAACACTCTCTCCATCCAAGGTTGCAAATGCTGTAGCAGTTTCTCCATTAGAACCAGCAGGAGCATCTAAAGTAACTGTAGGAGTAGAAGTATATCCAGTACCTCCAGAACCAACTGTTATGGTGTTAACTTCTTTAAATAAAGTATTAAAATAACATTGCTGACCATCATAAGGTCTATCAATATCAATAGCTGCTGTTCCACCAGAAACATAAGTATGTGCTACTGTTGATATTCCTAAGTTAACTTGGAATGTAGTTGTTGTTGGAACTGCATCAACTTCAAAGACAAATGGTTTTTTGTGAGGATAAGTCTTATTACCATATGCACAACTAAAGACAATACTTGATAGAGTTACTCCCATTCCTACTTGGAATCCATGAGCAGCACTAGTTGTTATGGTTGCTTGACCAGTTGTATTAGTATAAGCAACTCCACTAATAGTTCTGGTGGGAGTGTTTATGTTAAGGGTTACTTCTGCTTGAGAAACTGCAGCAGTAGATGTAACAATTCCTGTAAACTGAAGTGGACCTACACCTCTTGCTACTAATCCTTTTGTACCAAAACTACAGTTACTGTTTGCTAAATCTGCCTGTCCTCCAGAATCACAAGTTACTGCTTCATCACAACATATAGTGAATAGTGAAACTAATTGAGCAAATCCACCATTAGTAACAGCAACACCAACACCACCTTGATTGTATTGAGTGAAGGAGTCAACATTCATTGCCTTAAGCAATCTTGCTTGACTTCCATCAATTCTAATACCAGTTCCTGTTGTGGTATCACTAGTACAGTTCTGAACATATGGACCTTTCCACTTACCACCACCTACATTCTCTGCAATTTCTCCAGTAGGAAATCCTACTGCAGCAGCAGGTGCAATATGATTTTGGAAAGTCATGCTAGCTAACTTAACACCCTTCCTAACTGAGAATATATCTTTTTCTGGTGTACTACCTATTACATTTACAGATCTTTGATCATCTCCAACAATAGAAACATTAGCAGGTACTTCTATAGGATTAGTCTCTACATATGTACCAGAGAGAACCTTAACAGTAGATCCTGATGTTGCTATACCAACTGCTGCCTTAATTGTTAACTTAGCATTATCAATTGATGTCCCATTATTATCATCATCTCCATCCTTAGCAACATAGAAAACATTAGGGGCAGAGTTAATACCAGTAGCAGAAGCATTGATACTTACATTATCACCAAGTATAACTTGTGAATTGGTAATAGTAACAACACCAACATTAACTGTATTATTATCACCATCAATAGTAACTGATCCTTCACCAACAGTAAGAATACCAGTAACACGTGTATTACCTTTAACTAAAAGAGTAGTTCCACCTGCAGCAACATTAGAAGTACCTATTGTGGTGATACCCAATATAGTGGCATTTCTATTAATCTGTAGATCTTTCCTACCAGTAATAATACCAATAGAATCAACATTAGTTACATCTTCATATGTTATAGTTCCTGCTGCAGATATATTACCTGTAGCATATACATCACCCTTAACATATAACTGATAATCAGATTGTGCTGTGGTTCCTAATCCAACAGTAGATAAAGTATGAATACCAACATCATCTTTTATCCAAGTAGAACTTGCTGATCCAACAGCACCAACTACCCATTGACTGCTAGATGCTTGCCATTTTAAAACATCATTATTTGCTAATCCAGCAATATTAACATCATCAAGATCCTTGATGAATCCAGCACCACCTCCACCAATGGTATATAACTGCTGCTCTACTCTATTAACAAAGAGTCTATAGTTTGCTGCTAAATCATCAAGAGTAGCAAATTTTTGATCTGTAGGAGTAAGAGGATCATTACCCTGCTTTTCAGAAGGATCAGGAGCTATTGGACGATCATTAACTATCTCTTCTTTTAATACTTCTTGCTTACCTTTTATATCTTCTACAATCTTATAAAGTTCTGCAATATTAACAGTATGAGTCTCTGCTTTATCACTTAATTTCTTAATATCCTTATCATAATATTTTACTTCTGGAAGGTTAGCAACTTCTTCTTTCAGACCATTAAAGTATTCTTTGATTTCTTTATTAGCATTTCTATACTTACTATTAGATTCATCTATCCTCTTCTCAATATTCTGCTTTGCTTCATTTAATTTACTTAGTACACTCTTCTTTAACTTCCTATCATCATCCTTAAATTGATTCCTATGCTCATATATCTTAAGGGCAGTCTCCTTTAACTCCTCATATATCTTATCTTTAGTTTCTTGTAAATACTCCTTTACTTCCTTAATCTCAACTTTCTTTTCAAAATCCTTGAGTTCTAAATTTTCTGTAAGACTTTCTATGTCTTGATTGAATGTATCTTTAAGTGTATGTAAGTTATCATTAACTCTTTCAAAGTCATCATCTATGACGCTAAAAGTCTTCCCAATCCAAGAGAAATCAGGAACTTCATTTAC